TTTCAAACAGGGTATACAGGTACGAATGATTATGCAATTGGTAACTTCAAACATTTTATAGCTACCGATGGTACCAATTATTCAGCTAAACGAGCTGTACCAGATTATAACACTGCCGCTGATCTATTTAACGAAGGTGCACCAGATCAATCCATAATAACCAGTGGTTTTATAAAATCACAGGGTTTATCAGCGATAGGTAATAATAAACTTGTACTTAGTACATCAGATACAGAAAGATTAACAATACTCAGTGGTGGTAATGTTGGTATCGGAAACAGTAATCCAGGTTCTAAACTTCATGTTAATGGCAACATTACAAAATCCAGTGGTTCATTTACAATAGATCACCCACTTCCAAATATGAGTAATACACACAATCTTTACCACTCTTTCATAGAAGGTCCAAAAGCTGATCTCATATATAGGGGTAAAGTCGATCTAATAAACGGGAGTGCTTCTATAAACTTGGATACTGTTTCTAACATGACCAGTGGTACATTTGAAGTACTGAATAGAGACGTTCAATGTTTTACATCAAACGAATCCGATTGGGATGCAGTGAAGGGTTCCGTATCCGGAAACACTCTTACAATATCGTGTCAAAACGCATCTTCTACCGCAAATGTTAATTGGTTGGTTATAGGTGAAAGAAAAGATAAACACATGTACGATACAAACTGGACTGACGATGACGGACACGTCATCCCTGAACAACTAAAATAATTATTTTTTACCATTCTGGAAAATGTCAGAATGGTAGAAAGTTTTGTTTACTTACTTTCGTGATGGGAGCGTGTCCATGATTGCTAAGGCGATAACACCCGCAATAAAGAACAAAACAACATAATTACACTCCGTATCTTCTCCTCTACCAGTAGAATTTTTACCTTTCTCCTGGACTGGGACTGATACTTCTCGTGAAGGTCTCGGCCTTTCAATAGGATCTTCGTCTAATGGACAATACCCTATCATATACTATATTTTACAAATTAATTTCAACCGATTTTTTCTTTTTCCCCCGTTTAGCTTTGGTCTGAGTAACTTTAACTTCGCGCAATTCTCCGTCACCCCCTCCTTCGACATCACCTGGTGTTGGTGCCTCAGCAATATCAGAAATATCGTCATCTTCATCATCGTCTACGGTAAGTAGTTCCTGATCTGGAATACTTGTTGTGTTCATGGGTGGTGTTGGTGGCATCATGATATTACCCATGAGACTCGAAATATCAAACCCTGGTCCTTGCATTTCGTGTTTACCTGTATTTGAAGGTTCCGAACTTTGTTCTGACTTTGGAACTGTATTTTGTACAGCAGACATCATATTTTGAACCAATCCTGGATTCTGTTTAATCACGTCGTTCATGTTCGGCATGACCGATTTAAACATACTATTTGTTAAATGGAACATCATCGCCGAGCCTCCCAGCATCATAATAAGTTTGACTTCTGGAGCGACGTGCATTTTAGTTCTATATTTCACGTATAACTCTTCAAAGACTTCATCGTAATCATCAACATTTTCCATAACGTTTTCGGACCATCCATCGAGCTGGATCTCGAATGGGTTATACTTCTTATTCATAAACTCGAGTCCTGTCGTACACGCGATAAGCATACGTCTTGCAAATTTAACCGATTTGTCTACATCTATACTATATGTAATTCGCTTTACTTCGTTTCTAAGTTCGTCTATAGGGGAATAAGCATTCAAGCGCTTGTTGACAGTAAACCCCTTTTTTTCCAAACGTCCAAGTTTGTTCACGAGATCCGCTTTCTCTTCATCAATTGTCTTAAACCCAGGTGATGGTTTCTCTTCCTCTTCTTCCATCATATATCCACCTCCGTAGTCCATCTCGGGTTCATCATCGTATTCGTGATAATCAAGTGGTTCTTCAGGTGGAGGTATAGATGGCTGTGCCTGTTTGTTAGGGTTAGCAAATGAATCAATATCTTCCTGGAAAACTTGTGGTTGTGGCGCTGTAAATTGTGTTTTCATTTGTGAAATTTGTTTTTTCACAGGCTGACGTCGAGGAACATCAATTTCAATTTCGTTCATCAGGGCCTGTTCATTATCATCAAGTTTCATCACATTCGTATTTTTACGATCAAGAATAATTTCACCGTCCATTACTATTACTCTTTATATTGAAACTATTCTAATCTCTTTAACGCACTTTATAAAAAATGTTGTTTCACTATAAATGAAACTTAACGCCACCAACAGAAACACGATCAAAGCTATCGTCATTATCATCGCAGTATTGTGTGTTCTCACAATGTTCCGTACCAGTGGGTACCAGGGTAAAGATGTCGAAATCGAAACCGTCAATACGGGTTCGCTTTTCGATATCCCATCGACCCAAGAATGTTTAGATAATGCATACTATTCCGACAGTAAAGGTGGTGTATGCGACGGCCAAAAACTTGTTCGCGAACAAGCGGGGTACAAGATGAAGTAAAATCTCCAGTATATATAAATGGCTTTAGTGACGAGTCAATCCACTTTACCCGATTTCGAACACGAGTATCACACAGTTATCGTTGATAGTTTTCAACAAACTAGTGATAGTGTATTTACAGTTTTTATCCCAAACCCACTTGAAAATATAGTTCAAGCCCAATTACTCACCGCAAATTTAAGAGTTGGTTCGGGTACAAGAATAGTCCACCTCTCAATTGATGAACTCAATACAAATTTCAGTCAACGCGCTACAAAAGAAGTTAATGGACAAGCCGCTCTACAGGTTTTAAATAGAAACTTTGGTTCTATCATTAATTCAAGTGGAACTGCTGGAACAACCTTATACTTCAAAAATGAGTATCCCGTAATGCAACAGTACATTAATCCTATACGTAAACTCGATAGGTTAACAATAACACTGCGTGAAGGAGATGCAACGGGTTTTACAACTAGTGAAGATTCATTTTTAGTTTTTAGATTCGTTTGCAAAAAAAGAAATTTAGCCTTTCAGTAAATTTTGGGCGTCATGCATCTGTAATTTTAACCTTTTCTTATTATAAATGTCATCTGGTATCGTTCAACTCGTTGCAATTGGCGCTCAGGATGAATATATCACGGGTAGCCCAGAAGTAAGCTTTTTTATTTCATCTTTCAAAAGACACACGAATTTTTCTCAAGTCGTCGAATCACAAGTTATAAAAGGAAACCCCAGTGCAAATTCTATGTCAACTATCCGTTTTGATAGAACTGGTGATATGTTGGGATATACATATCTAACAATCGATAATAATACAGAAGCACTTGATATACAAAATTGGGATACACTTATAAATAAAGTCGAACTTCTTATCGGTGGTCAGGTTATAGATTGCCAGGACGCAATTTTTACAGAAAAAATTGCTATAGATACATTCGCTACAAATGTATCAAAGAGTGCATTGGGTCCACATCCAGGTGTAAGTGCACTTTCTTATTTTTACCCATTTCGTTTCTTTTTTTGTGAAGGTGCGCAATCTACTTTACCTTTAGTCGCACTACAATATCATGATGTTGAGTTACGTATACATTGGGGTCCAGATGCAGGAAACTATAACTTTGAATGTTATTCGAATTATTATTACCTTGATAATGAAGAACGTAAAGAAATTGTTAACAAAAATCATAATATAATAATTACACAGGTGCAAAAAAATATTGCGTCAAATGAACGTATACAGGAATTAACATTTAATCACCCCGTAAAATATATTGCATCTTCCGATACATCAGGAAACGGTGCCTTAACATCAACATCAAATAAAGTAAAAATACAAATTAATGGGTCAGATATAACCAATTATAAATGGGCAAAACCACACTTTATAGACGTTATGAATTATTATCATACAAATTATGTTACGTCTCCCGATTTTTTCTTGTACTGTTTTTGCATAATGTCGAGTTCGCTCCAGCCGACAGGAACACTCAATTTTAGCCGTGTAGATTCAGTTAGAATAGTTAGTCAAACAACGAATATTACCGATCCTATATACGCAGTCAATTATAACATACTTCGAATTGAAAATGGTATGGCTGGTCTTATATACGCAAATTAAAATACACACTTATAATAAATGGTTAAAAATTTACCGACAATCGAGCGGTCTACCAAAATCCGGTTTGGTAAACAGGCTCCTATAAACCAGGCGGATAATACAATTGTTTTAAACGCTTCTTCTACGGCTATTAATGCACCAACAGGTGACAGTATTTACATGTCACCTTTACGTGTAACAAATCCAGCATCTACAACTGTTATTGGATATAATCCAACAACCAAAGAACTTTACAATACAAATGTATTAACTTCGGCTATAGGTAGTGGTGGTGGTGGTGGTGGTGGTAATATAACTTTAGGTACAGGTACTACAGGCGATTATATTTCCACGATTACAGGTGGTAATGGTATTACGAGTACGGGTGCCACATCAGGTGAAACTATTGCACATACATTATCTGTAGATGCAAAAACAAATGGGGGTTTGGTTATCGAATCAAATCAACTCGCGGTCGATCTAAGTGCGTCTGCCATTACGGGAACACTCGCAGTTGGAAATGGTGGTACGGGTGCAACTACACTAACATCTGGTAAAATACCATATATAAAAAGCGATAATACATTCGGTGATAGTGAAATGTCTTATAATGCATTGAGTGACGTTACATCACTTTCTTCAAACTTAACCGTAACTGGTACAACTACATCGAATGTTGTATTAGCTGGTGGGTACGTTAACGAAAGTACCGCTCAATATTTTACAGTTACAGCAGTAACCGGACTTTTTATTATAGATGGTGTTAATCAGCCAGTACTAACACTCTATAGAGGTGTAACTTACAGATTTGATTATTCTGATAGTTCAAATGCGTCTCATCCACTTAGAATATCAACTACAGCCGAAGGGGAGCAGTATAATACCGGGTATTCGTCTTTCGGTAACCGAGGGACTGTCGGAGCATATATACAATTTATTGTACCAATGGAAGCACCTGATACGATGTATTACAATTGTGAGTCTCATCCAGGTATGGGTAATACTATAAATATTATTTCCCCATCCTTAACATCATCTGTCAGTACAGTGTCTTCAAATGTATTCATTGGAAACCATGTAGGTATAGGTACTTCCTCTCCATCTTACCCATTGGATATTACTGGTAATATGAATGTAACCGGTGGTTTACGTGTAAATGATTCCGCGGGTACGAGTGGAGAAGTACTTACAAGTTCGGGTGGAGGTGTAATGTCATGGGGTTCCGTTGGAACTACGCAAGGTGGTACGGGTGTAACTACAGGTCTCACGGTACTAGACCCAAATAACCTTAATGGACCAGTTTCTATTTCAAAAGGTGGTACGGGTGCAACTACACTTAATAACCTTATAACTTTAGGTTCGCACACGACAGGTAATTACGTACAATCTATATCTGGTGGAAACGGTATTACAGCTGGTGCAGCTTCTGAAAGTGGAACACCCACGGTGGAAATAGATGCAAAAACAAATGGGGGTTTGGTTATCGAATCAAACCAACTTGCAGTCGATCTAAGTGCGTCTGCCATTACGGGAAAACTCGCAGTTGGAGATGGTGGTACAAATATATCAAGTTACTCGACAGGTGATATTATATTCGCGACTGGTTCTACTTCATTAACTACACTGGGTATAGGATCGGCTGGAGAGGTACTTACAGTTTCTGGGGTCGGCGCTCCGTCGTGGGCTGCAGCTTCTGCTTCAAGTCCTTGGACAACCGCGGGTAATGACATACGCTATAACACGGGTGAAGTTATAATTGGCAGTTATATTTCATATGATGGTCCACCCGGGGACGTTTCAAGGTTTGGGTTTCCACAAAATAATACGTTTGCAATTACAACAAATAATACAGAAAGACTCAGAATTGATTCGAGTGGTGACGTTGGTATAGGAACAACAAATCCAGGTTACCCATTGGATATTACTGGTAATATGAATGTAACCGGTGGTTTACGTGCAAATGGTGCAGCGGGTTCGAATGGACAAGTACTTACATCGAGTGGTGGGGGTGCAATGACATGGACAACACCAAGTAGTGGTGCTTCAAGTCCTTGGACAACCGCGGGTTCAAAGTTATTCTACAATTCGGGTAATGTTGGTGTAGGAGTAACAAATCCAGCTTATACACTTGAAGTCGGGGGTACTATGAATGTAACAAGTGGTTTAATTGCAAATGGTGCAACGGGTTCGAATGGACAAGTACTTACATCGAGTGGTGGGGGTGCAATGACATGGACAACACCAAGTAGTGGTGCTTCAAGTCCTTGGACAACCGCGGGTAATGACATACGCTATAACACGGGTGAAGTTATAATTGGCAGTTATATTTCATATGATGGTCCACCCGGGGACGTTTCAAGGTTTGGGTTTCCACAAACTAATACGTTTACAATTACAACAAATAATACAGAAAGACTCAGAATTGATTCGAGTGGTGACGTTGGTATAGGAACAACAAATCC